CCTCCCCCCCGCCCCTCGTGGGCGGGTCGGGGAGGGGAAAAGCAGCACCCCCGCTGGGAGACGCTGACGGACTACGCCAAAGACCACCTCCCGCGATTCGGTGCTATGCCGTGGACCGCGCCGGCGTTCGATGATCGGCGAGTGACCGCCGACCCGCAGCTGTATTGCCTTAGTTCCAGCCGAGGCGAGGACGCCAACGGCAAGTGGCAGGACTTCACGTGCACCTGCCTGACAGAGCAGGGCACGGCCTACGAAATCACCCAGGCCGAATGCCGGACATTGGCGCGGAAAGGCCCGATCTACAACCCGTATCGGCAGCAGCAGAGGCAGGACGCCGGCAGGCCGTCAGAATCGCCGTCTGCGCCCGTCCCGCACACTGAGCCCGCATCCGCTGGCGCCGTGGTCGGCTACCGCCCCGGATCGCGTGGCGATGTGTTCCCGCGCAGTCCGGGCTATGAGTCGGGACAGACCTATACCGGTCCGACCGTAGGGCTCTAGACCGGCCGATTTAGAGGTATATTCGCGCCCAGCAGCGTAGGGGTGCGCAATGAAATGGATTTTTGGAATGCTGCTGGCCGGGGTGGCGGTCAGTGCCGGGGCTCAATCTGTTTACAAGTGCCGGGATGCCAAAGGGCAGCCCGTCTATCAGTCTGAGCCTTGTCCTGGGGCTGAGAAACGCTGGGACACGCAGCCGTCCACTACTACTTGGGACGACTACTACAAGCGACAGGCGGCAGAAAAAAAGATTGCTGCCGATCGGCGCCATATGCGTGAACGTGCGCGCCAACTATCGACCGTGGCTGGACCAGTGGGGGCGACGGTCGGCTCGGCGAATTCTGATCAATGTGCTAGAGCGAAGCGCGCACGTGACCAGGCGTACGAAGCAATGGGGAGTAAGAGAAGCTTCGAGGCATCTAGACAATGGGACGAAACTGTCTGGAATGCTTGCAAATGATGCAAAGATCCCACCAAAGCGAGGGCAAAGATGGGCAAGAAATCAGAAAGTACTTCTAGCAAAATTGCCAAGAAAGCGGCGAAAGTGCTTAGTGATTCTAGCGCGAGCAAAACCGCTAAATCCTTAGCCGGTAGCACTTTAGCTCAGTCGAAGTCTAATAAGACGACGTCCAGTTCTGTCGCCACCAAAGCTGCGAAAGCACTACAGGATGACCGCACATCCAAGACTACGAAACAGCTCGCGGGCAGTGCGCTAACACAGAAGACCGCGAAGGCGGCTGCTAAGAAGGTGAGGACTCTAAGCACTGGTCCGAAGCGCTGA